TGCATTATTCCAGCGGTCAAGACTTGCTTGAGGCTCACTCACAACTTGTTGAACGCGACCTAGCAAAACTCGTTGCTGAGTACCGCGACACATATGACCTTGAGGCTGAGGCTGAACTTGGTCGCATTATGCTTGAGGGCTACCTTGAGTGGATGGCGGCTGAGGGCATTGACGCAGACCTAGAAATGATTTCTACTGAAGAGATTATTCAGATGCCATTGTTTGATGGCGATGTAGTTCTTCAAGGTAAGTTGGATATGCGTGTCCGTCGCAAGAGTGATGGTGTTCGTATGTTCCGCGACTTCAAGACTGTTGGTGGTTCGTTCTCGGACTTTGCTAATCAGGCTCAGATGAATGAGCAGATTCTTACTTATATGCTTTTGGAATCCGCTCAGAACAAGAATCCTGAAGAGCGTTCCGAGGGTGGCATCTTCACAATGCTAAAGAAAGTAAAGCGTACTGCTAACGCACGCCCACCTTTCTACGAGCAGATTGAAGTCCGCCACAACCAGTACACAATGCGTTCTTTCTGGCAAAGAATCCACGGTACTATCTCTGACCTTATGAATGTCAAGAAGTCTCTTGATGCTGGGGCAGACCCTAATTTTGTCGCTTACCCAAGTCCTGGCAAGGACTGCAAGTGGAAGTGTCAGTTCTACACTATTTGCCCGCTTATCGACGACGGTTCCGCCGCCGAGGCAGCAATTAGTGAGATGTATGAGTCAGCCGACCCATATGGTTACTACAAATCAGAAGACGAAAAGAAAGGTAGTGAGAACTAATGTCAGAAGTACATCGTTCCCTTACTCTCATGGTCTATGGCGAGTCAAAAGTTGGTAAATCAACTTTTGCTGTCACAGCACCGTACCCTCGCCTGATGCTAGATGTTGAGGGTGGACACCGTTTCCTACCCATCAATGTAAAGTATTGGGACCCAATGCGCGAAGAGCCACCTGTGGCTGACGGCACTTGGGACACCGTAGTTGTTCAGGTTCGCGACTACGATGTAGTCCTAAAAGCGTTCCAGTGGCTACAGTCTGGTAAGCACCAGTTCAAGTCGCTTATCATTGACTCCATCTCAGAACTTCAAGTGAAGTGTATGGATAACATCGCTGGTACAGAGCAGATGAAGATGCAACAGTGGGGCGAACTACTTCGCCACATGGGGCATCTTCTACGCGACCTACGCGACCTAACCTCGCACCCTACTCAGCCACTTGAGGCTGTAGTTATGACTGCTATGGCTAGCCGTGGTCAGGATAATCGTATGCACCCTTATCTACAGGGTCAGTTGAAAGTTCAGGCTCCGTACTTCTACGATGTTCTCGGATACATCTCTAACGAGACTATTCCAAACCCAGACCCAACTCAGTTGCCTTACAAGGCACGCCGTATGTATGTGGAACGCACGGATGAGGTTGAGGCTGGAGAGCGTGTTCAGGGTCGCCTTGGTGCGATTGTTGAACAGGAAAACCTCGGAATCGAGCGTATGCTCGACATGATTTTCGGTGTAAAGACCGAGAAAAAGAAATCTGCCTAGAACCGTTCTAGCAGATAACACAACCCAAGTAAGGTATGGTGAGTGCTATGAGTAGCATTAACTGGGCAGATTTAGTAAAGGATGCTGGCGATGTCGCTGGCGGAAGTTACGAGCCGTTGCCCGACGGCGATTACGACCTCAAGGTAATTGAGGTAAAGAGCACAGTTACCGCTAGCGGTAAAACTATGTTCAAGTTGACTACGGAAGTTCAGGGTGGTGCTTACAACAAGCGTCGCGTCTGGGACAACCTAGTTATCTCCCCTGAGAACAAGAACGCCCTGGCTATCTTCTTCTCTAAGATGGCTGCTTTAGGACTACCTCGTGAGTTCTTCAACAACAACCCATCAAACGCTCAGATTGAGGCATCACTTGATGGCAAGGTTTTCCGTGCCAAGGTTGGTTCTCGTACATGGAACGGTGACAAGCGTAATGAACTCACCAAGTACTATGTTCAGAGCAACCAAGTTGCTGCCCCTGTAGCGAGCACTGCTGGTGCTGCGGTTCCACCGCCACCACCTGCACCTGCTCCTGCACCTGCTAGTGCGCCACTTTCGGCACCAGCAGACGCTCCTTTCTAGGAACCACTAAAGAGGGACATCGCTCGCTATAATTAGTAGTGGGCGGTGTCCCTTTTCACATATACAAATAAGGAAATGATGTCAAAGGTTTTTCTCACTGGTATGTCTGCGCCACAGGCTTCGCCTAGTGCAAACGAAAAGTCCCTAAGTTTTGCTGGGGCACTAAATAAAGTTTTGACCAGTGCTGGTCACGAAGTCACTTGGGCTAGTCCCAGCGTCTATATGACTGAAGAGACTCTAGATAAGTTTGATGCCGTGCTAGTTGGTGTAGCACCAATCAGTAGCGTCGGCTCTAATAGGGTCTACGGTGCTCTTAGTGTAATTAATACGCTAAAGAACTCCAGTAAGTTGACTCTATACATTGACACCCCAAGCACAAGCCAGATTGAGCCAAGCCTAAAGTCTGTAATCTCTAATCCAGATAGCCTCACTAAGTCTTTCTTTTCTTATCGCAAAGAGTACTCTAATGTTGTTGCTGATAAAGATTTGCTCTCGTCGGTAATGGATGGAGTCAAATATCTATACGAGAGTCAGTGGATAACCACTATTTACCCTCAGTTGCCGTGGAAGTCGGAAATAAAAATTTGTATTAATGCTAGGAAAAACCTAGTAGGTATCAACTTGGACTCTCACTTGCTATCTTCAGAACTGGACAAGGTCGATAGAAGACAGAAGTGGGCAATTGATAGCATCTCCTCGCCTTGGGCTAAAAACACTGTTGACACTCTAAGTCTCCCTAACTCTCCTATGAAATGGAATAAGGGCTGGACAGATGAGCAAGTGCTAGAGCAAATTGCCCGTTCTATTGGAGCAATTATCTCGCCTGATAAAAAAGATGGCACTTACTGGTCATATAGATATGTTCAATCTATGAACACAAATACTCCAGTAGTCACAGACTGGAAAGAAAGCCACGCTCTAGGCGATGCGTGGAATGTCTTGGCTACTAGCATTGATACAATGAGTCAAGACAAAAGAGATTTGATTGCTACGGCTCAGCGGGAGATTTACATAGCCAGCATCCCTAGCAAGCAAAACGCTGTAGAAACTCTACAGCAACTAATATTTAGGAAAGACTAATGCCAAAAGTAGACATCGACTGGGTAAAAAACCAGTTTTCTAAAATCAACATCCACAAGGGTACTGGACTAGCAATCATTGAACTACTAAAAGCGTGGGAGCAACTGGACATCAAAAAGCCAGATGTAGCAAAAACTGTACTTTCTGTGTTCTCGGAACTTGCTCAGGGGCACGCCATTGTTCCACCAGATAACTTCACTTGGGTTCAGGCTCGTCGTGGAGACATCAAGGTCAGAGACATTGTTCGTGTAAAAGCAGATGGATTTACTGGAGACGCTGGACACGCTCACAATGGGCGTACTGGAGTGGTAATCGCTATTCGCTCTGGAGACATTATCGTAGACATTACTGACGAGCAAGAGCCAGAACTAAAGGGCGCTCACTATCAGCCAGATGTTCTAGAAAAGAGAGTATCGGCCTAATGAAGACCAAAATTACTTTTGAAGTAGTTGGTAGCAATAAGTCAGATATCGAGCGCAGGGCAATCACTGAAATTTCTGAGTTTTTAGGAATTGAAGCGGGAGCCGTAGAGTCTAAATGCGACATTGAGTTACATATCGAGCCCGAAACAGCAGGGAATTTCAAGGCAACCGTCTATGTGAGGGTAAAGTAATGGGTAATTCAGCACCAGAAAACAAGTCTTGGGCTGCTACTGTCATAAGCAAACTGAAGCCAAAAAGTGTTTTGGATATGGGTCCTGGTGAGGGTATTTATGGAAAAATTGTCCGCACATACTCGCCTAACACTGAAAAACTGGTAGGTGTAGAGATTTGGGCACCTTATGTAGAGCAGTTCCAACTTCGTGAGTTCTATGATGAAGTGTGGATTTGCGATGCTCGTATCTATTCTGACTTCAAATATGACTTAGTAATTCTAGGAGATGTTCTAGAGCATATGAGCAAAGAAGAT